ACAGAATATCCTAGATAAAATATATTTGTATTCTGTATCATATCAAATTCAGAATCATCTGTAATATCTTTTTCTAGTAATTGATGATGAGAGTAAGGTATACCTAAACCTTTGTAGTAATATTCTTTACCTTTCCAAACCCTACCACCACAATGAGTCAAATCATCGTCTATTTCTAATCTATTTACCTCTGTGCCTTGTATATCGTATATTGATGTTGTATGCATTACTTTTTATTTTTTGTTAAATTTAGAACTTTCATTTTATACTCTGTTTGATTAATTGTCAATAGTGAATCGTAATTATTTAATTTGTTCCTATGATTAGGCCATATAATATTTTCATTTATTTGTTTATCCCAATCTTTTTGATAGTTTACTAACTTGTTTAATATAATCATTGTTTCTATATTAATTCTTTGTGATAAATAATTTCTAAACAATATTGGGTGTTGTCCGTTTTCAACAGTAAATAATTTATTAAAATCTGTAACTTGATTTAACAACAAGTTCATATCTTGTTCAAACATATATTTTAATGATTGATGTCTTTTCTTCCAATCTGTAAAGTTTCTATCATTGAACTCACCAATATAACCTTTTTCATTTTTTAAAAAATTAGATACAAAAAAGTCTTGTGTATCATCACCATATTTTCTTGCAACTTTACCAAAAAAATGTTTGTCTTTTCTTTTTAGATAACTAGATTTACTAGCTCTGGTTTTACCACCATACTTTGTAAAGTCATAGTCTGAGTTGAAATGTGCTTTCAAACCCATATAAATTTTAAATGCATTAAAGGCGTCCATAATATGAATCATACTGGTAGTTTACCCATTTTAGGTAAAAAGTTTAAATCTCTTGCGTTTGCTTCTATTTTATCTTTAAGTGGTTTTTGGATTAGACCAGTGATTGAATCTGGTTCTACTTCGTTTTTGATACAATATTCTAATATCGCATCCATATGTGTAATATTTTTTTCTCTGACTTGAGATTCTATGTATATTGAAAATGTTTTTGGTGTCATTATATATTCACAATCTAATTAAAAAAAAGGGTGGGTTCAAACCTTGAAGGTATTATACCCCACCCCTTAATCAATGAAATTACTTCTCAGCGCAAGCGTAAGAATTAATTTCTAGTCCTACTGAAATTTCAGTAATAGTTGGTTTTGACCAAGCCATAGTTATTCTCCTAACTAGTATGGAGTGCTGGTTGCCTTGGGCCGCAGACCACTCATTATTATTATGGTGAGTATTCTGTTACTAGGAACTCACCGAACCCTATCCGATTAAGCTGCGAGAGCGAAATCTTGAGATGCAAAGTTATCGTTTGCGTTTATTTATTTGACCTATAAGGAAGTCAACCCATACTCTCCAATAACTCTTAAATATCTGTCAACCCTATTTCACCCCCTCATTAGGGGTTTTGGTGGAGGTGGAGGGTACTGCCCCCTCGTCCAGTCTATCTCCAAATTATCTTCATCAAGTATCTCTATATCTATAAATTACATTTCTGTAAGTTATATGAACAAACTGTTAATCATCATATACCAGTCTTTACAGTATTATAATACATATTTAACTCTTTGTCAAGTAGATGTAAATATTGATGTTTCTTTTTAACAAACTCTTGTACTGTACCATCTTCTGTAACCACTAATATAACTATTTGTTCTATCTCTTGTAATGTTCTTTCTTGATACATTTCTGCATATGCAGAGGCCTGTATGTAATAGTTTTCGTTCCAACTATCTTCTCGTTCTTTTGTACTTGTTTTAAAATCAATGACAGATAGAACTCCGTCCCATTCTGCAATACAATCTACTCTACCAGCGATTTTATAGTAATCGTGCCATAATGCCTTTTCTTGACAATGCACTAATCCAATACATTCATCTAAATATGGTTTTAGTTGTGAGAACAAACAATAAGATAGAAACCTACCTTTTTTATATTCATTCCAATCTTTGTTCTCATAACCATTGTCTAAATACTTTTCACAATAATGGTGTACTTGAGTTCCTCTGGTTGCAGATTTTCTTGCAACATAGTTAGCAACATCTTCACCAACTCGTTCTCTCCATTCGTGTAGACCTTGTTTATCTCTATTCTTTAAAACAGTAGTAATAGATGGATAAAACTTACCCTCTGGTGTTTCATATAGTCTAACACCATCAGTTGTTTTTGCCTTTATCTCTGGAATATTTAAATCAGTTTTGTGTTTGAACATTTAATAATATATCCCTAAATTGTTTATAACAATTTTCCCAAGTCCATTTTTTAGACATTGTGAATACTTTTTTTCTATCTAAATGCAAACAACCTCGTATTGCACTTTCCAAGTTATCTTCCATATAACCATTATATCCGTGTTTAATAATATCAATAGGGCCGATAACTGGATAAGATGCAACTGGTGTACCACACGCCATAGCCTCAATTTGCACCACACCAAATGTATCAACTTTACTTGGAAATACAAACACATCAGCATTTTGATAATATTTTGCTAACTCTTGACCAACTTTTTTACCTACAAATTTAACATCTGGATATTTTTTTTTAAGTGTTTTTAAATATGGCCCATCACCTACTAATATTTTTATTGATTCTGGATATTCTAAACCACAAAAATCATCTAATCCCTTTTCGTGTGAAACTCTACTGACACACAATAATATATTTTTACTTGTCTTTTTATATTTTTTACTAGGTTTAAATATATTTCTATCTACACCTCTTGACCAAGCTTTTATATCTTGTGTAAACCCTTTTTCTTTTAACATCTTAACCATAGATTTGGTTGTAGTTAAAATAGTGGTAGAACCCTCATAGACTTTATGCATATATTTCCAACCAATATTAGATTTAATTATTGGTATTCTTTTTTCAACAAACTCTGGAAACAATGTATGTAAACTCGTAGAAAAGGGTATGTTTAATCTCTTACAAGTTCTAACAAAGTTTAAACCAATAGGTGCCTCAGGCGTTGCTATGTGAATGTGTTCCCATTTTTGTTTTTTAAGTAACTTTCTGATACCACAAGGAAAAGGAACTCCAATAGTTATTTCTTTATAAAGTGGTAATGGAAATCTAATCTTACATCTGCCTGGATGGTAAACATGAATAGTATCACCTTGTTTTTTTGCTTGGTCAACAAGGTTTACAAGTGTAGTAACAACACCATTAACTTGTGGTTTCCAAGCATCAGTTACTAATAATATTTTAGACATAATTTATAATCTTAAATGTTCCGTTTTTCTCTTCAACTAATGCTGAACAACTTTCTACCCAGTCTCCACAGTTCATATAGTCAATTCCATTAATTTTTTTGATAGCTGGTGTATGAATGTGTCCACATATTACACCATCATATTGTTTTTCTTTACAATAATTTGATATGAGTTCTTCAAATTTTAAAATAAAATTAAGTGCTTCTTTAGTTTTAGACTTTAAAAACTTACTTAAAGACCATTGTTTTAGTCCAAATAAATTTCTTAATCTGTTAAGATTTAAGTTTAACATTATTAACCAAGCATATAATTTATCACCAAAAAACATTAACCATTTAAAGTTTTTATTCATCAATCTATCAAACAAATCGCCGTGAATTATAAGGTATCTTTTTCCATTTATTGCGTGGTAATCCGTTTTGTTTAATATTCTAACTTTTCCAAAACTTATTTCAAATCTTAAAAACTTTCTCAAATATTCATCGTGATTTCCAATAATATAATAAACTCTTGTTCCGTGTTTTGCTTTACCTAATATTCTTCTAATAACATTAGCGTGACTTGATGGCATATACCATCTATTTTTCAAACGCCACCCATCAATGATATCTCCTACAAGATATAAATTTTCACAATTATTTTTTTTAAGAAAATCATTTAGTTGTTTTGCTTGACAACCTCTAGTACCTAAATGAACATCACTTATAAAAATAGATTTATACATTTAATCCTTTTGTATATACAGTTTTACCATTTATTCTTGATGCTGTCAATACTGACTTTCTATTTTTTCCATCTTCATTATAAGATACATGAATCCACCCACTTCTAGGGTCGCCTGGTGTATAGAACTCTAAAATCAACTGGTCAAAATCTAAATTATTTTCTATCCACATAGCTACATCTGCATTAGATTCGTGTACACACTCAAGGTCAACAGCCTGACCTTTACAATGTTGTGATTTAGATGAACCACCTATCTTTGCATTTAACTCTGGACTTCTATATCCAGAGGTAATCATCGTTACACCAAACTGTTGTCTAATCGGTTGAACAACATTTGCAAATAATCTTTCTGCATTTGCTCTGTGTTCTGAACTCATTTCGTTATCTATTCCGTGTCGTGTTGCAGTTTGTGACTTAACATATTCTGCAACAGTAAAATTTGCACTTAATTTTTCAATCATTAAAATTCCTTTTTAATTTGACATTGACAATCTTTATCCCAACCAAATTGTATATTTGAACAACTTGACAAAAGAAGTGTTGTAATAATAAAAAACATTTTCATTAAATACAACTTCCCTCTGGATATGCACCATTTTCTTCTGGTGATTTTCCGTGTTTCAAATAATAATCTCTCGCTTTACGAATATTCGCACCGTGATGATTTGACATTTCACACCATTTTTTAATGTAATCGTTTTCTGGGTCAAGTCTTAATACTTCTTTCACTAATGTTTCTTGTATTCTCCAATCCCAAGCTTGTTTTGTACTTTGCATAATATATTACTCTCCTAGACCAAGTTTTGTTTTTTCTATTAAATATGAGCGAACAAAACCAGAACGAACAATATCACCTATTGTAAATTCTACTGTTTCAAATTCTTTCATTTGTTCTAATATTCTCATAAAATCTTGTAGTCCTTCCTTTTCACTCATCTTGGTCAAATCTGATTGAAAGAAATCACCACAAAATATAATTTTACTATCTTGACCAACTCTTGTAACAATCGTATCTAATTCGTGAAAGTTACAGTTCTGAGATTCGTCAACAATTACGACAGCATTATCTAATGTTATACCACGAAGATACGAAGTTGTCAAGAAGGTAACACTTCCTTGATTCTTTAATCTATCATATAACATACTAAATGCATTATCACTTGATTGTTCAAACATAAACTGAACCATATTATGATAGGGTACTTGGTACAATGCAGACTTATCTTCTTCATCACCAGGCAGAAACCCCATATCTCTTGTAGGAACAACTGAACGAATAATGATAACATTTTCATACTTACTCTTTGGGTCTAATACTTGTTCTAGTGCAAGGTAAAGTGATATAAAAGTTTTGCCTGTTCCAGCTGCACCAAACAAAAACAAATTCTTATTCTCTTTTCTCCAGGCATTAAATACTACCTTTTGATTATCTGTAATTGGTTTTACAGTAACTAAATTATCTAATTTTATATCTTGTTTTTTACTCATAATTTTCCTCGTATTTGTTTCCTAAATTATCTGTGAATTTTATATTCTTTATTTTACCACCATATATTGTAAAATAATGATTATGTGCTATACCAATAGTTCCTTCATATTTAAATTCACCATATTCTGTTGTGATAACAACTGTGTCAATATAATCAGCAGGAATCTCAGTTCTTGTCAACTGATTAAATTGTAATCCAGAATAGTTTGGGTGATTAAACTGTATCTTCTTTTTTGCAAATAACCACCCATCACTAAAAATATCTATCTTATCTTTAGGGCCATCACTTCTTCCTATGGGTGCAGCAGAACACCCACCAGCAGCCTTTATAAACTTTCTGTTAATATATAATTTACCATTTTTATCTTCACCAACAACTGTTAGGTGTGTGTATGCATTGACTCTAATATTTGTTTCAACATATGGTATTATATCTTTGAATTCAAATGATGCACAACAAGGTGTTGGATTCTCATCTATAATTAATGTTAGTTTTACTATGTCTTGAGATACGGCCGTAATAGTGATAGGAACATTACTACCATCTACTGCACGATAAGGTGCATCAATAATTATATCTTCAGTTTGTTCTAGAAACTGTTCTTGATACAAATCTTCTTTCAACCATTCTTTCCAACTATCTGAACAAACAGATATTGGAAACAATAAAATGATAAGACTAAGAACTACGCTTTTTATGTTTATCATATGCTCTTTTTGCTTTTATTTTCCTAATTGACTTTTTACCATATCTTTCTGCAAGTGGACTAGTAGGGTGTTTTTCTGCAATCTTACTAAACACCTCTCTCATACCAGAATCACCTTTTTCACTTTTAGTAACTCCACTAACTATATTCATATTTAAATAATCAGCAGGCTCAATATTCGGATTGTTTTTTAAATATTCTACTTTCTCATCGTAGGACATAAATTCATCAAAATATTTATCTTCTTTTTTGTTATAGAAATCGTATCTAGGCATCTAACTTCTTATTAATCTCTAATCTCAAGTCAAGAATTCTTTCTTTCATATAACTGATTGCAGTATTTACATAACCCATATCTTCTGGGCCGTGTTCTTCTACAAACTTTTTTGCAATCTTTACTTCTTCTTGAAGCATCATAAGTCTATCAAGTTTACTCATCATTATTCACACCTCCTTTTCTTAATTCATATATTTCTTCATTTAGTTCTTTTATTCTAATGTAAAGATTTTGTATTTGTTTCTGCATTTGTGCAATCTCAAACTGATACAGTTCATCTTTACCTAACCAGTTTTTCTTCAACTCTTTTCTTTGTCTTATCACTTCTTTACTTTCTAAATATTCTAAATCACTTTTATTAATGTGTTCATTAATCATATCCCAATATCCTTTTGTTGAAACCATAATGGTACACTCCTATTCTTCCAAGTCGCAAATCTAACCTTTTCTTTTATATAGTAGTTCTTATAAGCTGCGATTGGTTGATTAGGAATTTTACAGTAATCTGGCATACATTGAGGCATCTCGGTGAGTCTGGTATCTGGATTAATATTGTTTGGAATAATATTTAAATATGGTAGTCTATCTTCTACTGAATGTTTTTTACCATATCTAAATGTATATTCTTTTAACAAGTTCATCAGTAAATGTAATAACCAAGAATAATTACCTCTAGTTTCTCTACACCATATTGCAGAAGGGTGTTTAGTATGACACGCCAACATTAGATTCTTATCCATAAAATCCACTGGGTGTTTCCACCTTTTTACATTTCTGCCAGTTTTAGATTTACCGACAAACTCTTTTCCGTCTAGTAATCTATGTGCAGTTGATAATAGTTGTGCATACTCTACACACATTTTTACAGCGTGTTTATCACAATGTTCCAAAGATGCAATCTTTGGGTCTTCATTAATATAAAATATATTCACATTACCTCCTTCTATAAAAAATGTGTCTACCTATTTTAACAGTTTTTTCAAAATGTCTTGACCATTTTGGTTTAACATAGTCAGCGTGATAATACAATGCTCCGTCTGTAATGTCAAGTAGTGTTTTAAAATTTGATGCAACTAAACCCTCTGCAAGAACATACAGTTGATTATATGTGTAGTGGTCTTTTATCTCATCTGATTTACCATCACAGTACCAACTGAATTGACACATATGTTTGATAGGTTTTTTTAAACCTTTTTCTTTTAACCACCATTGTGATATTTTTGCATCTTCTATAACACCACAAATGGTGTTTGGATATAAATCACTTTTTACTCTATTTAAAACTACATTGGTTACACCTAGAACTCCAGCAGTTCCCTCATTACGAGCTTCAAAATACATATTCTTTGCAAGACAAGTTATTTCTTTTTTGTCAATATATCTATCGTATTGTGCAATTTCCATATATTGCATTTGTGGAATTCTTTCTGGTCTTGTAATACCAGCGATAACAATAAATGTTGCTAATACTGTTGTGAATACTTTAAAAAACACTCTGTACCCCTCATCTATATTTTTGAATTGTAGGGAACGGTCTGGTAATCCAACTTGTTCCCTAACAATTCTGGGTTTAGAACGAGTCTTGGTCATCTTCCTTATTCATCATATAAGTGCCAAGACTCATAAACCCAATTCCAGCGACTGCGAGGATGGAAAGAGTAGTGAGAGAGGCGTCACCATCAACAGCACCAGCCGCCAAAATACTGAATAATAATCCTAAAATCATATAAAACATAATATACCTATAAATTAAATGTTAATAATTATTATAATACCATATTATTTTAATATGTCAACCCTATGCAGATTTTTTATAATCTTTATGATTGACATTTAAAAAATTGTCATCCCAATCAAATGCCTCTTGTACCACTTGTTTTGATAACCCCTTATACTTTTGATGTAATTTCTTATCTTTTGCAAGTATTAAAACTTCTGCCTCACCCTCTTGTAATCCCTCTAACATTTGAACAAACATAGTTTCACATTTAACTTGTTTTAATTTATCGTTTCCACCCTTTATAAAGTGAAATAATTTATTTGCCTCTTGTTCTAACCTTGTATGTTCAGTTCCCTCTGGTGCATCATTTTTAATAAATGGTACATCACCCTCTGGTAATCTCCATACAATTTTAGGGTCAAAACTAGATTTCAAAACCATTTTCAATCCTTCACTACTGTATTTTCTTAATACTTCTATTTTCTTACCTTTTACTTTTGCATTATTGACCATAGTTAATACTTCGTGCATTAAAGGTCTTACAACATCATATGCCATTAAAAATCTCCTAGTTTTTCAGTCAGTTCTTTTAGTCTGTGTTTCATAAAATAAGGTAATATTTTACTCTTATCATTTTGGGTAATTTTATCTACCCACATATTATATATAAGTTCCCCCAACTCATTTGGTATACTGTCAAAGTCAATCAATGTTTTGTTTCTTTGATAGTTTCTTTTTATCTCACCCTCTGGAATACCATTCTCTTTCCACTCAGTTAATTTCTTTTTTGTAATAGGTCTTTGTCTTAAATCTTCTACAAAGACAGTATCTTGAGATAAAACATTTGGAACACCATCTCCTTTATCTCCTCTAATAATATGTTCAAATTTATATTGTTCTGGATTCTCATCAACTATAAATTTTTTCAAAGTCGGTGAATATTGTTTTACATTATCACTTTGGTGTAGTTGTATAAAGTCTTTATCACCAGATATAATTAATATTTCCTCATATAAGTTTGGTGTAGAAGAAATCTTATTTGATAGAATCGCAATAATATCATCAGCCTCTGCACCATTTATTTTTAAAACTTTATAAGGGAAATTTTCTTCTAACTCATTTTGAATTTTGGTTAGTATATCAAACAACTCATTCCAATCTAAACTACTTTCACTTCTTGCTTTCTTACGATTTTGTTTATAATAAGGAAAGTAATCTTTTCTCCAACAATGTTTGTCGTCATAACAAAGCACCAATTCACCAAAATCTTTACTAAATTTTGTTTTATAAGACCTCAAAGAGTTTAGTACCATATGTCTTACTAAATCCTCACTTAAAGGTTCATCTTTCATCTGTATCATCAAATTACTAATCGTAACTTGATTCATATCAACTAATATCATTTATTCTTTTTTTTATCTAAAGCCTTCAAAAACTTTGATATCAATTCCATTTTAAATATTGTGTTAGTATTACCTTTTTCATCTTTCTCTTGAACCATAAACTTATCAACCAAAGGTTGCATTTCGTGTTTAATATCTAAATCTCTGTAAATAGAACTCTTGATTGATTCAATAACAAAAGATAAATCTTTTACAAATGTTGGGTCATTAACTTTCAATCCATTATCATTTAATGAATGTACTAATTGCACTATTAATGCTTCAGTAAGTTGGTCTGCAAAAGAGATATCCTCATTAAGTCTTAATAAGTTCTCATCTGGTTTAACTACTTTTCTTTTACCCTTAAATCTTTTAGGGAATTTAATTATATTATCTTTTTTCTTTTCCATAATAATATTTATGTCCAATAGTTTATTAAACCAACAACTGATATAATAAACCCAACAGAGTTTAATAATATGATAGAACCGTCTTTCCAAAAATATCCTACACTAACCCATACAATACTTCCTATGGTCATAAAGTATAGATTTAGTGGATAGATATTAAAAGATGTAAAACATAAGCCTATCAACAATAGGAAAGAACCAAACCATTTTAAACCTCTAACTTCTCTAGTTTCTCTCTTTTTCTTATACATCTTCTTGTACTCGCAGCTTTCTCTTTTCTTTTTCTTTCGTTCCTTGTTTCGTAATATTCTCTTTTACGAAGTTCATTGAACATATCTTCTTTTTGTAGTTTCTTTTTTAGTTTTCTGATTGCCTTATCTACATTTCCATTTTCTACTGCAACAGCAGTACCAGGCATTCTTTTATCTGGAGTTCTTCTTTTTTTATTAAATCTATGTACTTGTTTGAATCGCATACATATCCTCCATTAATTGATTTGTTACTTCTGCTTCATATTGGTCTACGCCAGTAAGAAATGCATTTATATCTGTTATTGATAGTTTTCTGATATCCGAAACATCTGCACACTTCATAACATAGTCTGCAATGTGGTCTGGAATATCTTCGTGTGTATTATAAAAATAAATCATATTCACCTATATTGTTAAGTTTTATATCGTCTAATTTCACTTCTTATCATCTCTGAATAATGTCTTAACCAAGCTTTTGATTGTTTATTCAGATTATAAGATGAATCGTCTTTGCATTTGTTTTCCATAAATTGTGCAATGCCTTCCAGATTCTCAAGTGCAAGTTGTTTATTAGTTTTGATTGGTTTTAAATCTTCCAACATCATTGTAATTCCAACTTTTTCTAGATTATTCATAATTATATCCTATCATAAAAATTAATATTGTCAACCCTAATTTAAAGTTTCTACTACATCACCGTTTTCTATTTTAACTAGTCTAACTAATTGACCAAAGTTTGTTTTAAAAACTTCAACTAAATTATCATAATCACCAGACATCATTTCTTTGACAATACTGTCAATCTCGTCTTTTGATAAATCTAATTTAACTCCTAAATATTTTGCCTTTCTCATCAATGCAAATGCATTTCCGTCTGGGCCATTTAAATTTATTTCTACTTTATATTCCATTATATTACCTCTTTTAAATTAAACTTACTTGTAAGAATATCTCTTACTCTTTCTCTGTCAAGACTATCACCATAAAATGGCAAAGAATCATCACTTCCAATATAGTCAATAGTTGCAGTTTGAATTTGACTTACAGTTGCACCCATATCATAGATACCATTTTTACCATAAAAATCATAAACATAACTTACAAATTCATTCATTCTTTTTGCAAATTTTAAACTCTTAATAATATCTTTTTGTTTCATATTTCTCTCTCTTTCTTAAAAATTAGTTCCAGCCTGGTAATGTATGATTAGACCAATAATCGTTCCACACATAATTTGCAATCCAATGTAAATCGTCATCACTCCATATGTTTCCACACTTTTCTTTTGCAACATCTAAGAATTCTTCAAATACTTCAGATTGTGCAATATCGTTTTCATCTACATTGTCATAAAATCTTTCTACAAGATTTGTCATATGGTTGTCATTTATATTTGCGATTGTCATATTTTCTCTCTTTCTTTCTTGATTATATTATTATTATACTTTGTTTTAAGAACAATGTCAAGTCTTTTTTTAATTATTACGACCAAAGTTCGTTTCTTACTTTTCTTTGTTTTTTTCTTTGTTCTCTATTCCAAACTTCTTCTTGAACTTCTAAACAAGGCCATTCGTGGTCATCCTCTATTGTATCATTAACCCACGCTAACAAATCATTTGCTAACTTCTTAGCTTCTGTTTTACTAAGATTAACAACATTCATACAATCATCAGATTGCATCCAATCAGTCTTTGGATTTCTCGCAGTTAGTACACTCAATCTTGCACCACCAAAACCAGCATACTGTCTTAAACTTATTGTTTTTTTATTTGAAGATTTAACTCTTTTTCCCATTTTTTTGTCCTTTCTTTCTTAACTTTATGTCTCTATATTACCTTGTTTTGAGAACAATGTCAAGTAAAAAAGTAAAAAAAATGAAAAAAAGATATGAATTAAATCAATGACTTACGAAGATGTGTTATATTTTCTGTAATCATTGTGGTTTCCATACCAGTGAACTTCGGTATGAATCTTGTTTTTATTGGATTTTATGATGTGTTTTTCCCACCAATCTGGTTCTTTTACAGTACAATGTGCATTTTCACCATTTGGTAGTATTGCGTGTGCAAGTCTGGTACAAATCGCAAGATATACAAACTTTTTTGCCTTACTGTAAATAGTATCAAGGGCCTTTGGAACTATATCTTCTGGAATATGTTCCATAACATCTGTTGATATAACTCCGTCAAACTTTCCTTTAGGTAATTTACTATGTTCTGGAAAACAAGGGTCGTACATATGAATGTTTTCATCTTTTATATAAAACATTATATTTGAGTGTGATTGTATATATTGATTACCCTTTCCACAACCATAATCTAATACTGTTTCAGAATTTGTTATGAGAACAATATTTGCAATATTGGGTATTTCTTTATGTAAACTAATACCTTGATAAGTCTTCTTATCTTCGTGCATAACTTTATACAAATCTATGTAATGTTGTTCAATGTCCATTATGTAACCTCACAAAATATTCTGCATCAATTAACACCAAAGGTTTTTGGTTATTTCTTTTGATGACAACTATGGGTTCATACTTACCAGCATTATCAGATGCCTGTTTATATGACTCCCATATGTTTAATTTTTCTTGATT